GTCTTACGTTGTTGTTTCTTCCAGCTGGTGTTATGCAACGCACTAGGATCGGCGGCAATTTCGTCAAGACTAATATGATGCGGTCTTGGATGATAGCAACTGTGATTGTCACCAGTATGCAAATACAAGGTTTGATGCAGCCACTTCATGGTGCAAAATCCGGGGCCGGTTGTGTTTAACTTGTCTCGAACTAATTTAATATACTGTAATTTATGATCCATTTTTACCTTTGCACTCTTTCCAAAAATTTTCTAATTCGGGAAACGTATTTACAAAACTTGTGTTCCTACGTTTATCTTGTTCAGTAAAAAACAAATAAAAGTTTTTCATTGATTTGTTTTTATCAAAATTAGATTCTTGTTTAACCCAATCTATCAATCGTTGAACCTTGCTAACTTCAAAATCCTTAAATCCTGTATGATGATTAAACAATCCTTCAGTGTTCTCTAACATGTATTGTTTGGCTTTTTCTAATTCTATGATCATCTCAGGTAGCAATTTTGAATTTAAAAAATCAGGATCTTGTAACTGAGGAATATCAAACCAAATTAACTGACGGCCGTTGCTGTATTGTTTTCTCAATTCATGGATATTTTTAATGTATTCTACAAACCCCGAGTAACTTAATGCGTTAAACGTAATAATGAATGTTAAACTATGTTTATCCCCGTTGGCCAAAAAGTCTGTTATGTTCTGGTAAAGCAGATCAAAATCCATGCCCGGTCTTATATATTCAGCTTGTTTGCCCCAAGAGTCTAAACTACAAAACAGCATAAAGTGGTCAATTGCTGATTTTTCAGTGATTTTCTTCAATGATATCATGAACTTATTCCACTGATTTCCTGGTGGACAGCAATTTGATGTTATAGACAGGTTTAAGGCAGGATGTGGGTGCTCATGTACATAATCAAACATTTTAAAGGTATTTTTATCCATCAACGGTTCGCCACCAGTCATTCGAAACGTTTGTAGCTTTGGATAGACTACAGGCATCCATTCCCAGAATGCTTTTAGATAAGGATTGTCGGGACCGTTGTCAATATTGAGTTTTTTTACCCATGTGATATCATTGTGCCAGCGATCTGATAAAATGATAGCACCGTTTTGTTCTATGTCTTGCTGCCAAGCTGTGCTTAGGTGGGGACTACAATAGCTGCATTTAAAATTACAGGCCTGATTAAAGTTTACTTCGACATATCGAGGTATTGCGTTTCCTTCAAATCCCAATGCTCGAGCTTCCTCAATTAGCCCATCTTCGTAGACATCCTTGCTGCGATATGCACGATCGCTTAGTTGATTTCCGCTATCTTCAATTTGCCAGCAAAAATTACATTCGTCTGGTCGCTGACCTTCTAACATTAATTTTCGTTGTTCTTTTTTATGACTAGTATTATGTAAGGCGCTTACGTCTATTGCGATTTCTTCTAACGGAACTTTGTGACTACGGGGATGATAACAACTATGTGTTTGGCCTGTTGGAATATGTATACTTACATTAAACCATTTTGCTAGGCAAAAACTAGGACTGACTTTATTTAATTCTTCAAAAACTTTTCCAGCATCGTGAAAATATTTGGACTGATATCGTCCATTAATTTTAACTAACTCGTTGCCCTTTATATTTTCATTTAGAGGCATCGAATTTTTCCTTTAGCCATTCAAAGTCATTGATTTTTCTTAACTCTTCTGGATTGTTTTTATTTTCTAAACCATACTGGCGACCTGCTTTTGCACCTGCTATGGCATGTTCGCCGAACTGTGCATCATGTCCAGTAGTACACCATATGTCTAGACGTTGCTGTGTTTCTTCTTCGAACTGTCTTTCAATAGTGCGACTAGACAATTTACAACATTCTCTAAATGCTGATCGCCATGTAGTTAATTCGTCAGTGTTAAACGAGTTGACGTTAGACACAGTATTCATAGCCTTGAACTTTTTAGATATGCTAGTTGTCATGTCGGATGTATTAGTATCCATGTTGAATGTTAACTGCCGGGGTAATAGTTTAACCCCGCCATTGCCATATTCTAAATTGTTGATAGGATTACGACTTCTCCATACATGTACGCAATCTATATCATAACTTGACATGACTAAATCAAAGTTAAAATCATTCTCAATAACTGCATCACCGTCAACTACCCATATCATGTCAGTGTCACACAATGTTGCTGCTTTGATATGAGCGTTGTGAATGCCTTTTACACCATGTACTCGTTTCGCTCTAGGACATTTATCAAGTAACCTAAGATAATTTTCTTCAGCATTGGCTTCATTATAAGATATAAACACTACATCATATATACGATGCTTGGATGCTATAACATCATGTTCTTTTTTCTCAATTAAAAATCTATGACTAAACTCTCTCTGCCCAATAAGTTTGTCTTTAGAAAATAAAATAATACCATTATTATAAATTTCTGAGTCGTTAAACATGTGTTTGAACGTATGATTTTCTTTACGATCGTGATCGTACTTTCCGTCATTGGGATCAAAATATAAATTAAAAACTGTGTCATCGACAACTTCTATTTCCGGCCATATTCCCCAAAACATTGGCTGTGGTTCATTGTTAACAATTTCTGCATACTCATCGTAGGATGATAAAATGTATTTGTTGTATCTATATCGACTAACAACTAACGGGTATTCTTTTTTATCAATTAAGTATCTACGATTAAATTCTCGTTCTGAAATAATTTTTGTTGTAGAAAACAAAACTAGTCCACACAAATATGTTTCTTTATCATTACACAAGTTTTTAAATACGTGATTTTCTTTACGATCGTGATCGTACTTGCCGTCATTGGGATCAAAGTATAAATTAAAAACTGTGTTATCAGTAACTTCTATTTCCGGCCATATTCCCCAGAACATAGGTTGTGTTTCGTTTTCAAAAACTTGTAAGTATTCCGCATAGGTTGTTAAAGTACATCTAGGGTAAACATAACGGCTAACAATCAAGTCATGTTCTTTTTTGTCAATTAAATATCTACGATTAAATTCTCGTTCTGAAATAATTTTTGTTGTAGAAAATAAAACAACCCCACTTAGATATGATTCTTTATCATTACACAGATTTTTGAATACATGATTTTCTGATCTATCATAATCAAAAGTCGGGTCATTGGGTTTAAAATAAAGATCAAAAATAGATGTATCTATTACTTCTGTTCCGGGCCAAACGCACCAGAACATAGGCTGTTGACTATTATTAGTAATTTCTAAATATTCAGCGTAATTATTAATGGTATAAACAGGATATTCAAATTTACAAACTACTATATCGTGTTCCTTTTTGTCAACGGCATATTGTCTTTCAAATTCTTTTTTAGACAACGGTTTAAATTTACTGCAAAGAATTATACCAGTTAGGTAAAGTTCTTCGCCGTTGCACAAGTTTTTAAAAACATGATTTTCTCTACGATCATAACTGTTGTGATGACTAAAATATAAATTAAAAATTTCGTTGTTTAGAATTTTGATTCCGGGCAATACTACCCAGAACATGTCATCTGTAATTGTTTGATATTCCTCAAACGTTGAAGGATAATATTTGTTATATTGCTTTGGATTGCTGGCAATGATTTCTATTTCTTTTTTAGATGTAAAAAATCTGTGATGAAACTCACGCTGCGAAATTTTTAAAGATTTAGGAAATAAGCAAACACCATCATAATGTTCTCCATTTTTAAAAACATGAACATACATGTCGTCCCACTTATCGGCTTTGTAATCTAATAGATTGAATGATGTTAACTCTACATCGTCCCAGATAACCCAGAACATTTTTGTAAAAGATTTAGATTGAATTTCTTCGTAAGATTTTATGTTTGTGAGTCTTTGAGCAAGAGGATATGTAGACTTTATTGTTTTCCAGTCTTTGTCATTTCCGTTGCTCGCTGAAACATAAAAAATATCATACATTCGTTGGCACCGGCATCTTAAAATAAGTGTCGTTTAAATTCATTGTTTCATTATACAGATCTAAAGTAAATTTGCTTTGCTGTGCATCAAGAAACGGCCAATCTAATCCTAGCCCCATTTTTATTTTTTCACCTAAATTTTTAATCTCATCTACTAGACCAGCACTGTTTACATCTTCGTACGGTTTACCGTATTGAAAATAGATGTCTCTAAGTATTTCAAAATCTCGAACATCAACATAATTCCATTGTGTGCAGTTAGCCATCCATGTTCCTAATCTAGCACCATACACAGCATAAATTCCATTTTCTTCGTGGGCTCCGACTGTCGACCACATACGCAGTCTGTGAATATTGTGCCACCATATACGCTCTTTGATTTCCATAGGAGGAACTTTAACACCGTCAAGCAGTGTCATTTTAACACCCTCACGGAATCCTGCTCTCCATGCTTGAAATGGGCTACCTGTAATAACGCTTTCGCTAAACGCTAATGGAAAATTTCTATATCCGTCTTCCCAACAAAAATCTACCTGGCCGCGATCGCTGTTGGAATTTTCGTGTGTCTTCATGTTAAGAACAAAATCCTTACGCCAGATTTTTAATCCACCATTACCGTAGCGTAATCCGTTGATTGCATTTCTACCGCACCACCCATAGACCTGTATCTTAGGATCGCTCATATCAAGGTCGATGTTAAAAAATCTAGGATCTACAATGTTGTCAGCATCAACTGTGATAAACCAATCTGTTTCACTGGCTTCAGCAGCAGCTTTGTGAGCATGATCAGATCCTTTGATTCCATGTATGCGTTTTGCCCACGGTACCTTGTTACAAAGGTCAGCATAATGCAGATCTGCATTAGGCTCATCGTAGCTTAAAAAAATAACATCAAATTCTATAACTTTCATCGGTATGCAATCACATAGTTCTTAAATAAACGTCTTGTATAAACACTGAAATTTTCATAACTGATGTTTTCTATAATTTTTGATTTGCCCACCAGTTCACTTATTTTAACACTTACTGTCTCTAAAGTCAAATTAGGATCATTATATTCAGTGATATAAAAATCCATTACAGTGTCACCATCCCAAATTATGTTACGTTGTCTGTATGGTATCTTGGGATTTTTGGTCCCTCCAAATTCTTTGCCTAGTTCTATTTTCAATGTTTTGTTTTTCTTACTGTGAGTAAGATATATGTCTGGTTTTTCAATATCCGAATACTTGCTTGATATTATCCTGTGCAGGATATCATCTATTTTATACATGCTCTGAATCTCTGCAACTTCGACAGTATTTGAATTAATGTCTACCACACAATTACTAATTTTTATTTCTGAGTTAATGATGGATTCTGCCAATTCTTGATCTATAGTTATTTTGTGTTTTTGATCTGTAAACGCATGACTGGGGCCTACACTAGTTACTGCCATAGTAGTAGGATCAAACACTGCCACAAACTCTGTTGGCGGCAGCTCGTAATTTTGGATCCATTGATCAAAATCCATTAGTTTTTGTTCCATGCTATCTCCTCGAGAATGTTAATTATTTCTCTGTCAATTTTATCTTTTTCTACATAGTGTACTATGTCATGCTGTTGATAATTTCCTATTTTTAATTGACCTTTTCTATTAAAATAAAATCCCACATGATCGCTCCACTTGTCTGCAGGCCATGGCCAATTCTGTATCATTGGTTTCATATGTACTATTCTAGGAAATTCCAAAGGGTAAGCTATATCGTCGGCGATGTCTAAAATTTTTGCTGCCAATGCAAATGCTTCATCTGTACCAATAACTTTAGGTTTGTAATCTGATAAAAAAACGTTTGAAAATTCTGTAGGATTTTTAATTATTGTTCTTCCAAGATCAAAAAATTCTTTAACTATCGGACTATTCTTTTTAAAAAAAGTATAGAAGCTGTAAAGGTTAGGCAACTTATTTCGTTGAAATGCTTTACGATAATGTTGATCGACTACAACTTCTCCTCTATAGGTATAGCTGTGGTTAGCAACATAAAGTTCGCTGTTCTCAATAAAGTATTCTGCCCAATGACTGTAGTCCCTCATGAACAACATGTCTACATCTACGCATACAGTATAGTCAAACGGGGTAAGTTCGTCCATCCATGATCTGCCATTCCAAAACGTCTGTTCATTCCATTCTATAACATGATCAAACACCCAAGGACTCTTGATAGCTTTGAGTTTGTCTTTACTGTCTATCACCAATGCTACCTGATCAAATCCTTGTTTCTGCGTATTTTTTATGCTCAATGCCAGTGCATAGGCCAGCTGTAGATAATCTACAGTTTCATGCTCTGCCACTATCAGTAGATATCCAAATTTCATATCAACTCCAACAATCGATCGCTGTTTCTTACCACACTCTGTTTGTTCATCACATGTATATCAATATTACTAAAAGATGCTGCACAATAGTTTGAATCAAACTTTGGAGATACCAACACAGTTAATTTGTCGGCATCGACTGAGTGTAAGATATCCCTGTCTTGTAATGTCAGTATCGGAGGTAATCTTCCTGTGTAAGATTCTTCAAATCCATCAATAATATGCTTTGCCACACTGAATGCTATATCATTTCTATATTGTCTTGAATCAAATCTATAAACGTCAGCAAAATATCCATAATTATCTTTAATATAATTCACTAGATTAAAAAACATCTCAGTGTTTTCATTCTTGGTGAACATCACGGTGGTAGCCCAATATAATTTTATTCCTACGTCAGATACATATCGATCATGATATCCCAACCTGGGATTGTCATAGATATCATTAGCAGACTCGGCTATCATTAAATCCTTGTCAATATTCCAGTATTCTCCCAATCTTGTAGAAAAAATTAAGAAATCGCTGTCAATTAACAGAGTTCTGTCATAAGGAGTTAGATCCCAAGCTGAACATCGGTTTGAATTTACAAAAGGAATCACCTTGTTAGTTTCGCCATCGTGTAATCTTCGCATGTTATTGGTCTGCGGTCTGTCTGTCACAATAATATGCTCAAACAATTTTTTAGCCTTGTTGTAAATTTTAGATTGCTTCATCCATTCTACGGTAGATGCATCGGTGATCAATGACGCAGGAACCCCGAGATGTTTTTTGGCAAGGCCGCCCGATATAACTGCCATTAGAGCATAATCTAATGCAGGATTATTATGTGCGTAAAGCAGTATACCTCGATTCATGATGTTAACAATTTTTCTACCGATCTGCTTTTTTTGAGATTTTGATTGTGTTCAAAATACTGATTAGTGGCTTCAAAATATCTGCTAAAGCATTCATCTCGAAATTTTTCTAGATCTTCAATTAATACAGGATTATCATTGGTATCTATTAACACCACTCCAGAATTTCGACCCTTGGTCAATAATATTTCTAAAAAGGTCAGCAGAGTTTGGTCAATACGAAATAATCCTCCGTTATGCCCAAGAGTTAACTTGGCGGAAATTTTTTCTTTGAGTATCTTGCGTTGGATTGAAAAGGTCTGCTGATAGTTAGCAAACTCTAAGGCTTTTTTCAGCTGTGCATCACTCATAGTTTCTCCTTGATTATATACGCACTTTATTTAGTGGTATATATCTATAGAAGGAAAAAACTAGGGCGAAGGTGCTGCTATGCTGATCGTAGGCAGTGTCACACTAAAAGGTGTAAATGCTGGTGATAATACTCCAGTCGCATATAACACATTCACATTGACCGTAAAGGTTCCATCTACTGCATCACCGGGGGGAGGACTAGTAGCCTCAAATGGATCTGTGTAGTTGTCAACGAAACGCACACGTAATTGCAGAATTCTTGCTGACCCTGTACTGTTATCTGATTGATCCACACATCTGGCATCTATCTGTAGGCTGTTTGATCCATAGGGGCTTGATCCAGTAGTACTAGACCACTGTTGAAAACTGTTGGTACATCTATACCAATTTTGACCGTTAGAACTACCAGGTAATCCTGCAGTTGGAGTATTGCCGCCAAACGACTGTGTGCCTGCCGAACTTAGTATTGATGTCCATTGTGTAGCCTGGGTGGTAACCAGTGTAGTGGCTGTTCTTGAGGCAGAGATTCTAACTAATCCGCCACTGTTAAAGAAATGTCTCGCTTGATTAGCGGTAGCAAAAGTTACTGTTATAGTACTAGAGATCAGACTGTTCCAAGTTGATCCGTATGTTCCTGGCCAACTTGTAGATGCTGATCCAAAACTCTGTGTAGCAGATTGGCTGCCTGCAACTGTAAATTTATTACTAACTATGGTATTTGCTATGGTATCATAGGTAGTAACCGGAGCATCTAATGCACTAAATCTAACAGAGTCACCTTCTAGTACTGTTACTGGTGCTGGATCTGATCCGAAAATATGCCTATAGGAGTTAATGATGTCAAATCGAAGATTGGTGTACTGCCCAACTGTAACTTTGGTTCCTTCTGCTACTGCGGAGCTTTGAAGAATCTGACCCCATCCAGAATCTATATTACCAACTCCCAACACATTGGCAACTTTGTTTCTGATAGAATTATAATCGGATTCTCTTATTGTGTCATTAACAGCCATGAATGTCTTTGAAGTTTATCATGTATTTACAGCATTAACTACCTGTGATTGCTGAAAGTGAATATGTTGGACTTGTAATGGTAAATGTGCCTGATGGTAGCAAACTACCAGAAGCTTTGAGTTCATCTACTGCTATAGTCAATGTGCCGTCGACCAAATCTCCAGGAGGAGGAGACGGTTCTGGACCTGGGTCTACATAATTATCAGCAAGTGTGACTTTTAAAAATAACTGAGTGGCTGTTCCTGCGCTGTTGTTGGCCACATTAGTTTTGGCCTCAAGTTTAAAGGTATTGGCACTATATGGTGAAGACGCTGAACTTTGAAAATAAATTTGGTAAGCATTAGTTAGTGTATAATAATTTACCGTAGGGTCTGTGTCTGCACCAAATGATCTAGTGGCTACAGAGTTTAAAAAATTTACCCAAGCGTTGTATTGTTGAGTCGGTGTTCCGCCGGTTAAAGTAGTTGTAAATCTCATCTTACTACCACTGTTAAAGAAATATCTTGCTTGATCGGCAGATGCAAAAGTCGCTGTAAGGGTAGCTTCGCATAGAGTCGACCAAGAGGTTGATCGAATTTTAGAATCAACAACAGTAATTACTGCTTGGCTGGCATTTATTTGAAATCTATTAGAATCTGCAGTTGCTAATAGGGTAGCATAATTGTTGTTGGGAGCAGACGCACCATAACCTATTACATCCCCCGTAGTTACAGTCACAATGCCGGCAGGAACTACGCCGTCTTGATGTAACCTAATGCTAACAATATCATATCTCAATGCATCCCATTGTGCCTTTGTGATTGTGTTACCAACAAATACATCTGCGCTCTGCACAGCCTGGCCATATCCTCGACCGGCTATGCCTGTTCCCAACAAACGTTCTGCTGTGTCTTGTATAGCCACATAGTCTGAGGCTAAAATATCTGTGCCTGAGGCTGCCATATTATAATACCACCGATTCTATAAGTTTAACATCTTCGCTGTCACTGCTTTCCATAGCAACGGCAAAAGTATCCAATCTATCTTGAGCAACTTCTGCACATCCCCAATTGCCAGCAACTAGTCTATCACCTTTACGCACTATCCCTTTGACCTTGATTGGCACCCGCCCTTTCAAGGCCACATATATTCCGCCTTCTAGTTCGCTGTTCATCATGATCGCTGGATTTTTACTGATAACTCCTATGGCCAGATCACCGTAGGTAGATGCCGTTACTTCAGCAGCACCCCCTACTACCATTACTGTGCCTACTTCATATTCTGCATCAGCAAGGTATTTTTCAGCCAAATCAGCATAACGTGCAGAGGTAGCAGTACCCTGAAAAAGATTAGCAGTAATATCACCGCTAGAATTACGTGCTACTATGCTATAGGCAGTAGCTGTTAGCTTTGCAGTTCTGTATTGAGTGCTAATTGTAGCACCATTCCATGTTGGGTCCACTACGGTTCCACTAGCATCAACAAACGTTCTGTCTGACTTATCTGTAGTACCGATAAATTGATTAGCAGTTATATTACCGGTAGAGTCTCTAACTGTAATTGTAGCCAGTCCTGATCCAGAAATAGTCGTTGACGGTAATAGACCAGTTAACTGTGAAGCAGTTGTTGCAGTGGCTGCTGAACCTGTGCAGTTTCCTGTTAGTGTACCGATTATAGACACACCTACAGCGCCAATCTGTTTGGTAACTGAATTGACCAGTATTGTGGCGTCTGAAGCCAGCACATTTCCAGTATGTGCTCCTGCAGTTGCGCCGGTAACATTGCCTGTTAAATTTCCGGTAAACGTAGCAGAATATACATTGTTCCAACGAGATACAGGAACACCTAAAGTGTAAGCATTATCATTGCCGGGCTGCAGGCTGGTGCTGTTGATTACTGCAATATCACGTTCATCTGTAGTTTCAACAACTGTAATTCTAAATGTTATAGGATTTCCTAGACGATTTTCGACTATTACTTCGTCGCCACCTTCAATCCGAAGTCTAAAATCATTACCATCTCCTACTGAAAGTCCTGGATCTCCAAACGATACTTCACTGGTAAATGCATTTTCTCCCTGCTTTATATATTGATCTGCAGTAAATCCGCCAAGGCGAGTTGCATTACTTGCTGTACCCCACATCACATAGTCATCTGTGCCTATACCGGACTGAGACTTAGCCAACGTAAAACCTTTCTTGATCACTGTAAAATCGTCTATGGCATTTTGTGCGTTGTCAAGAGTGAAAGCTGTTTTACTAAAAATTCCTATGACCTTATCATCAGCTATAACTTTGAGTATGGTGTGTGGCCCTACCGCTGTGCCTACCGTGCCTTTCACCACTGCTGCACTTACAATCGATGATCCTAGATCTGGGCTAGCTTCTGGTCCTATAAGTGCAAAATCTGCACCAGTCCATGCATATAGCTGTTTAGCCGCAGAATCCCACCAAAAATCACCGGTGCTTAACCCGCTGGGTGCGGTGGTGCTAACTTCTGCTCCGCCTGCCAATTTAAATCGTGAGCCATCATAAAATTTTAATTTTTTGTTAGCACTGTCAAACCAAATTTGACCAGTAACTACCTTGGGTGGAGCAGAGGTGTTGGCAAAGTTTTCCAAAAGATGCAGGAAATTTTCATTCTGTACTTCACCATACCCTGCATAGTTTTTACCTACAAAACGCAGATCCGATGTGGAGTCAATAGTACCATCTGCTACAGATACAAAAAAAGCTCCATTAAATTTGTCTACTTGATATGCCATTATAATACTCCACTATTTTATATTTATAGATTCTTAATGATATGCCTATGTTGCCGCTCTCGTTAAGATCTTCCTACCATTATTTCGATTTCTCCTAATTCTTCATGAAAATCTTCCAGAGCTTTACCTATAATCTGTCCCGCTTTTGGTTCTAAATTTCCACAAGATCGAGCATATCCTTGTCCCGCACTGATCATAATATCGCCTTTCCGGATTCTACCCACTACTTTACAAGGAACACGCCCCTGAAGAGCTACGGCTACAACAAATGCACCTGTGCATGCACTGTTCATAAGATGTGCAGGTTCAGTACTTACTATTCCAGCTACGGCTGTGGTATCTACAGAAGCCAGCGTAACTTCAGTTGGTCCGCCTATCATTAATACAGTTCCTGCTGAATAGTCTGCATCAGCTACATAGTTTTCTGCAAGGTCACTATAACGAGCTGCGGTAGCAACCCCTGTGAATACATTTGCAGTAATATTACCGTTACTGTCTCGAGCAGCAATGCTGTAAGCCGAAGCCACAAGTTTTGCAGTTCTGTATTTGGTGCTGGTAGTGCTATCATTCCACACAGGATCTGTCACAGTATTCGTAGAATCAATAAATGTTCTATCTGTATTATCTGCTGTACCTTTAAATTCATTTGCGTAAACTTTGTTAAATCCTCCGAACAACGGAGACGGAAATCCAATATTTGTTTGTCTAGCATCGCCTGATATTATTGCTGGAGCATTATCAGCTCCATAAGAAAGAGCTGTCGAAGAGTTAACGAATGAAATATCAGGACCACTTGGCCCCATATCAAAATTTAGAGTACCTGTGCTGGATCGTATAGTGGGCACTGTGGTAGAGGCAACAAACATTCTTAATTGCCCAGCACTACCTATGTTGACTCCGCTGTCATTTACATTTAGATCGATCAGCGTTCCTACCTGTTGGAGGCTGGACTGAATTACTGTGGCATTTAAAATAGCACCTGTTAACGTTGTTGCTGCTGCTGGCACCGTGATGTCACTGGTACCGTCAAAGTTTACACCGTTTATTTTTCTCGCTGTTTGTAGTTGAGCTGCGGTGGAAGCATTTCCTACTGTAGAGCCTATAAATGAATTGGCCTGTATCACATTAAATGTACTGGTGCCAGTTGTAGCAGTCACATTACCGGTTAGGTTGCCTACAAAATTAGCATCAATAGTACCAGCTGAAAATCCACCTTCGGAGTTTCTGGCCACCACTTTGCCTATTATATTTGACGGTGTTGCATCAACAGCCCAAGTGGTTGCTGAACCGCCATCAAAATCTGAACCTGTGATGTAGGTGCCTTTAAACAGTTTGTTGGTCGTGGATGATTTTACTGTGATATTTTGTTGGCCGTCAAATCCTACGCCATTTATAGTTCTTGATATGCTAAGTCTATCTGCACTAACAGAATTACCTGTGATATCACCTTTAACTTTGGCTGTAGATGATAAATTAATACCTGCGATTAAACTGCTGTCAAATCCTGCAACTGCCGAACTGGCATTAATATTAAATGCTTCTGCAGTGATAATAGCTACGGGATTATCATTGGTGGTCAATATGATGACTGGTTTAGCAGTTCCTAAAGTGTTGTCTAGCGTTGTGGATCTGGCTTTGGTAATTCCAAATCCTGCTACTGCTTCAGCACCAATAAACACCCATTGATTTCCGGTGTATACCTTTAATTGATTAAGTGTGGTGTCTAACCATAGAGCTCCTGCATTGGGGCCTAACGGGGCTGTTGTGCTTAGAGTAGCAGCACCTATAGGGCTCCATACGTTTCCGTCGTAGGCATAAGCCAGTTTGGCAGTGGTGTTAAACCAGACCTGTCCCTGTAAAGGTCTCGATGGTGGAGATACATTAGCAAAATTTTCCAGTAAGAACACAAAATTTTCATTCTGAGTCTCACCGTAGCCTACGTAATTTCTGCCAACTAGGCCTAGACTAGTGGAAGTATCAATAGTTCCATCTTCTAGAACTAGTAACTGCGCTCCACTAAATTTGTTTACTATATAGGCCATTTATGCCGCTCCTGTATTCATTATGGTGGTAAAGTTGTATCTGTCTGCCATGCCCATGCACCGGCCACTATCAAGAATGTTTTGATAATTCTTGTGGTCGAAATACTTGCTGCTGTAATGTTTGCTGTAGGGAATGTAATACCAGTAACAGCTTGAGCAGTATTAAAAAGATTATCTATAACAAAAGGATTTGTACTAATGCCGGGAGGTAACGCATTAATAGACAACGAAGTGCTAGAATTACTCAATAAGGTACACAATATCCTTGCATAAGTTCCATTCCTGAATTCAGCTACTGGTGCAAGATTATTTAATATATTGTTGATAATGTATGTATTAGATTTTCCATCAGACAGATCCATGCTAAACACCAACGGTCTTAATTCAATGGTGTTGTCTACGTATTCTTTTGTAGCAGCATCCTGTTGTCCCACTGGATCTTGCATGCCTGTTATTCTAGGAGAACCGATCAATGCTACGTTTCCTGAGCCGTCTGGCTCAAGTTCAATATCGAAATTCGTAGATAGTGTGCTGATCCTATGATTTTCAAAGCGCAGTTGGGCCACAGGTGGCAGTCCCGGACCAACGTTGATAACATTTAGTGTACCAAAAGATGTAACTCCCGGAATGCTGGTAATTGCAGATCCAAGACTGTTTCCATCAATTACTTTCACTCCCCCTATCTGTAACTGTTTACCTGTTGCTAGATTTACACTCTCACTGACATCGAATACTCCATCAAACGGAGGAGAAACCAAACTTCCAGTAGACCTGTATATGATAGTTTTATTATAAGAAGACGAATCATTGGCGTCGGCTCTAATAATAATTCCCGCACCGTTGGCTGTAGTTTCACTAGGTGATACAGTAGCAGCCAATGTAAGTGTTTGATCCTCTATAACAACATTTTCGGTATTAATTGTTGTAGTGGTTCCTTGTACTGTAAGGTCACCGCCAACTACGAGACTTCCTCCTAGATTCACTGTGCTATCAAGAAAACCCGAATACATATTTACTGAGCGTGTTACAGGTTCTATAAGGATAGCATTTTCTAGGTCAAGATTTTTTCTAACTCTTAAAAATAAACTTTTGTCAGTGGCAGAATTGCCTATAAACACATTTCCCGAAGTGACCGTGAGAGTTAGTTGACCCGCTGATCCGATAATGACTCCTGCATCATCTTGAATATTAATTTGGCCGGCAAAAGTGTTGCCTGTATCTGTTCGAGCATAGATAGTAGCTGCTGCACCTCCTAGTTGTTCTGAATTGGTACAGGTAACTCGAAATTTGATGTTGGCCAATGTGCCTGCGTTGAACCCAGGTTCTATAGTACCACTAAATCCTATAATAGCAAGTTTAGGTGTGAAACTGTCTTTAGAAAAAATCCCCAACAATATGCCGTTGTTATAAAGATAGGTAACAATTTTAGTCTGATTAAGAGTGTCGAGTATACTGGCAACTTCTAATCCGCTTTTACCTTGGATCGTGGAATATGCTGGTCCAATTAGTATAGGCAGGTTGCCATCGAAGAAATATAATTGCGCACCTATATCATCAAACCATAAATCACCAATAGATAGAGTAGCAGGCTGTGAACTGGAAATAGTTGCAGAGCTTACAGGAATAAATGTCGTACCATTGTAAACCTTAAGTTTATTTTCTGCACTATCGAACCAAACTTGACCTTTGACTGGATGCAGAGGGGCAGTGGTACTAGAAAAATTTTCTAGAATTTTAACAAGATTTTCATTAAACGCTTCGCCGAATCCACTGTAGTTTTTTCCGATAAGAGTGATGTCAGTAGATAGTGTATCTATTTGTCCATCTGCTACTGTGGCTACAATAGTTCCGTCTGTTTTGTTTATTTGATATGCCATTCTGTTTCTCTAATTAAAATAACGGTGGTCCAGATCTAATAATGTAATTTATTGTTAGAAATGGATTCATAATACCAATTGGAGTACTTGTTGTTGGAACGCCTAACATGTCTCCAGTTCTTTCTAAGTACTGTGCCTGTCCAGGAGCAGTAGGCCCTAGCCCGGTAGTTGCTAGTGGATCTATTGTGGTTGATACAAATACAGCTTTATAATCTTGATTTCCAGAACTTAGAGTGTGTCGATGTTGTGGTAAATTAGCCGGAATTAATGTGGCTGAACTTGAGCCGGCATCTCCACCAAGAGTAATGGCTTTTACGTCTGGTACACGACCAGCAGTGCCTCCTCCTCCATCTATACCACCACCTATTGCTAGTGGTACTGTTCCTGCATTATCCATATTATCTTTGCCTAACGCAAATCTGCCTCTTAAATCTGGTAATCTAAATGTAAGAACCCCAAGCAAAGGAGATGCTCCATTATAGATAGGCCCAATAACATCAAATAACGCCTGAAACTTGGTTCTTTCAACTTCCGAGCCATCGCAGAATAAAAATCCATATGGGGCTATAGCTCCCGCATAAGGTATAATACCACCAATTGGAATTCCCATATCCCCTACGAATGCATCTCTAGTTTGTTTTAGTAGACCTGACGATGCCAGTGATGCGTCACTACTTCTGTAGGTTAATACAAAATCAGTTGGTTTTGAGGTGAACGCTTCAATTTTATTAGCAATAATATTAGCAGTCAATGAAGTATTGAACACCTTAATATAGCTGCCTAGCTGACCGTCAAACTGTACAGCTGGACTTGCTACATCTCCTGTCATTTGAAAACTAGTTACGTTGGAAAGAGCAGTAGCAGTGTTAGCATTACCACTGATGTTTCCAGATAGCACACCTTCTATAGTATCTGCTATAACAGTTTTAGCTCTTATAGTTCTCCAACGTTTAGTAGCTGTCCCAAGATCGTATAAATCGGTATTCTTCGGTAGTATGAGATTGGTCTGTGAAACGCCAGTAATATCAACACCATCACCTACCAATAAATTTTTAGTAACTGCAGCACCTCCGGCAGTTCTAAAACTTCCATTATTTAAGTTTGTGCTTGCAGAAATATTAGTTACTATCACTGAACCAGTGAGTGTCAAACTACCGTCAATGTCCAAGGCTTGGCTAGGAACGGCTTGATTGATTCCTACTTTGTTGTCTACTACCTTTAGAATCGTAGATGGAATGCCGTCTCGATTTAATTGAATATCTATAGAACTGCCTGCAGCACTATTATATATTTTAGCTGCTGTGGCTGTTGTTCCAATATTAAATGTTTGATCAACCCCAACTGTAACACCATTGTTATTTCTTATATTAAATGCAAAATCTGTGGTATTGATTGTGTCAGATCTTAAGAATTTTGAAGATTGAATTATTAATCCACCCACAGTCAAACCATCGGCTGTAGATGCTGGTCCAAATAGTGTTGGTTCAAATCCGCCCGAAAATTGTGCTACTTCAACCGGAGTGCTAGGATTAGCTATGTTTATACCGGAACGAATAACATCAAATCCAGATATCAGTATTTTAGGTGTAAAACTATCCTTGCTAAAAATAATTACCGGTATATCTGCAATATAAAATGTAAGAACGTATCTATCAATATTATCTGAGTCTGAGATCTTTTCAATTACAGGACCATATCTCAATCCGCCCACCGAGCTTTCTGTAGGACCTACAAGAATCCAACGTGATCCTGTGAAAATACGCAACTGTTGGTTAGTGGTGTCAACCCATAATTCACCCACCTTGCTGACTGCAACTGAGGGTTCGCTTACACCTTTTTGGATTCCAGATGCTGCTTTCCACGCAGTATTATCCCAGATCTGAAGAATCCCATCTGTACTATCATACCATAACTGTCCTTCTATGGGATTAACTGGTTCGTCAGCAGATGCAAAATTCTCTAATAATGCTAAAAAGTTTTCTGCAATGATCTGTCCATATCCAGTAACATTGCGTCCTGGAAATGTAAGACTGGTGTCTGTACTAGAGGTATTATCAAAAACCGTTATGGGTGTTTTATTTTCTTTGTCTGTAAAATTAACTATATATGGCATCTATTATACCTCTGTGAAACCAGTTAGACTTTGTACACGTATAGTATAGTCAATCTGTAACAGTCTGTTTAGAGATTTTTGAACTGGATGAAAGACCACATGAGTCAGCAGTTTTCCGGTACCATTTGGATTGTAACTGATCAATCCAAGCTCATCAAAAACAAAATTTCCATTCATGTCTACTGAATTATCAAAGGCCTGTTGCCCTAAAGGTTCGCCGTAGTCTAACAAACAACTGATCAATATATCACTATATGTAGCACCACTAACGTGTCTGATCTGCATGAGATTTCTTGCAGGATCTGTGTTTGCAATGGCATTTTGATCCACAATTTTAACATAGGTTTGGTTATACAAACTAGAATTTACTCCTATGGTATTTGGTGTCAAGTATGTGATCAATCCTGTTGGGTCAACTATGGTGCCCCCGGAACCAAATGCCATTTGAAAAACAGTGCCCAACCCTTGATTGCTTAAACTCTGCACCATAGCCACACTCATGTTTTCATAATGTATGGCATTGCGTTTATCAATAAACACTTCCTTGGTGTTAGGATCAAAAATTTTGATATGCCCTTCAAAATTGAAACCACCTGTTTCGTTAGGTCTCGACGGGGGTATCTCGGGCTTTTTTGATTGATTTTCTTGCATTTTGTTCTCTGTTGAATTCATCATGTATTTATCGAGGTAACAGAGTAGTCTTCTCTGCTATGAATCTTGCTATAGAATTTGTATTGTCTAACAATGTTTGGCCATTAGAAGCTGTGGTTTGCCCCCTGTCATACCAAGTTTTTCCAATTCTTTTTATCACTGTAACTCTTGTTCCTGCTGCTAACGGTTCTGTTAACCTAATATAGGCTGTTGTACCGTCTACTGCGAATTCTGCTTCACGTGTTTCATCTGCGGTTGGACTATAGGCACCATTAGATTCAACCCACACATCAATAGGATCTTTACGCAGACGGCGGCCGCCTGCAAATATTTCAATTTGATCACAAGGACCGTAACTGTTAGGAACAGTGTTCCTAAACCACGAAGTTCTTGTACCTTTCTCAGGCACAAAATTCAAAGGTCCTATTAACAGTGTACTGCCGTCGCTGACAAAATCAGTTCTATCCTGTGTTTCATTATAAGGCAATATTTGGGTAGCACCTACATCTATAACTGATGCTCCTGAAACATGAGTTTCTGCAATAGCTGTTCCTTGCGAACCCCTGCGTAACTGTGATAATAAATTGCCAGTCTTGCTCATGTATTCTATTCTTTCGCCTTCAATAAGTATGATTCCGGGAACGTTTCTAGAAGGTATCGGAGCAGTTAATTGTGATCCGTCAGTGACTGTTATCGTAGTATCGTAATAATAAAGTGCTGTTGCTAGTGTTACTTCATTTTTAGAAAATCTATTATAATGATAGATGTTTAACATATCCTTATGAATTTCATAAGCACTAGGCAATCGATAGATATCTGAGGAAAAAAGAACTATTTTAATTACATCAGTAAGAACCGAGTTCATATCTATATAAACTACATTTCTAGGTATATTTACATAATAATCTTGATCTTGTGTAAGACGAACACCATTTTTATAGACCCAGACATAGCTAGCAGATATAGGAGCTCTAGGCAATTGGTATTGCACTTTACCTCCTGAAGTCTCGTCTGATATTATATCCAATATCGAATATTGGCTAAACCATGTAATGTTTATTTCTACATTATCTGTTTCGTTAGAGGAGAACATCGGAACAGCTGAATCTATCACAAGATTGGAGCCAACTATAAAATATTGTGCTCTTCGATTGTTTTCAATTTTTATATTATCTCCCACATTGAGGATGGCGGAATAAATTGTTAACTCTTTAGAGGTACCATTATAGCTATAATCCGTAACATAGGTCTTCAACTGATTATTAACATATACTGATATGTTGATAGGTAAAATTGTACCCGGAACTTCAAAAGGATCTTGTCCTAGAATAAATGCATTATTGGTACCATCATATTCAACATAAATTGTGTCTGACCCTTGGAGTATTTGTCCTTCAACTTCTACTATTATTGAATTAGGGGCCGATCCGGCAGTCAATGGAACAAACCCTTCGAGATCAAAACTTCTCGTGCTACCTTCAAAGTATAGTGTTTGCTTGTTGACTTGTACTACAGAGACTCCTGAACTATCAACATCAGCATTGGCTTCAAGACTGATTATTCTAATCACTGCTGACGCTGGAGGTATTATGCCAAACTGTACCAGAGTTTTTCCTGGGGTATCAACAACTCCTGTGCTGTTTATAAATCCAATATCTACTGGTTCACCGTTCAGTGTCACAAATACTCGTGCAGTATCGACATAGTTGGCATCTGTCAAAAATAAATTAGTGGTGCCATCGGCAATAAAGATATCACTAGATAATATACCAATTCCGCCTACGCCAATTGAGATAATTTCTATTAGAGAATTGTTGATAGGTGCAGTTATAAATTCAACACGTGAAGCAGATAGATCTAATGTATAATCTAGACCAAAATATTTTTTAATTTTGTTAACATACACGATTACGGAATTATTTTCAAGTATTTCTTGACCAATATTAAAATCAGTGAGTGTGCCGTCACCTTTGATTGTTTTAGATTGTAAAACTGCTGACCCAGTAGAAGTTGATTGAAATACTTTAATAGACACACTATCCATTATCTGACCAGGAACGTTTTCTTCTGGGGCAGGTACATGATCGGGTTCGATAAATTTGCCGCCGACCACAACTATTTCTTCTGCTGTGATTCCTTTGGCTGTGACATACACACTATCTATAGCTGATAATGTACCACCACTTAGTTGAGTATCTAACAGATTGTCGTCTGTGATGGTCACAGATCCGTCACTTTCTGTAGGACGGAAAATTAATATGTCGCCATTAACTGTTTCTATATAACTGCCAATTTCTATCACATTGTTAATGCCATTTCCTATAAATGTAGGCATTTCTGCATTAGGATTTATACTTGTAGAAGAATCAACTTGATTTGTATAAGCTGGATCATCTATTCTGAGAGTTTGGTTAGTTCCTGCTCTTTTGATGTAGATATTGAGAACCTGATCTACATTAGGAATGTAGGGCAAAGTTACTGTAGAAGTACTACCATCACAAATAACATAATAGTCGCTGTTAGTTTCAACACTATCCCAGTTGTCAGTGAACCACGGCAGTGCATCCCACCCACCTGTAACTTCGAACGTTGTGCCTTGAATCTGCACTCCGCCAAAATCTATTCCGGTCATAAGTTGATTAAGTTCTTTGCCAATCATGCCAGCTGTTGGATTATAAAATCTATCTATCCTATTCACGGCTGATAATAATTCAATATTTGTTTCATAGATTACTGTGATTACGTCAGCAGGTTCTCCCGACTGCCCTGGAGGCGGAGGACCGTTAGGTGCTACGTTGAATATAATCTTTCCTCTCAATAATTTATAACTGTCAGTTGATGCATAATAAAGACTGAGCGTGTATTCGTTGTTTAACACCAATTGATCGTTTTTAAATATAGTTATTTTAGTCTTGTCTTTGGTAGGAGCATAATTAAGTTCAAATACCGATGTGGTTCCGGTAGCAACAAATGTTTGATTCTGTGTATATGCTTGATAGTCGCTAGTTTTGCTTATTCTATCAAATTTTATTGTAAGATCAAAAGTTCTAATCTTGGTATCACCTAGTATTGCTGTGGCTTTGGCCTGTATTCCGTCACCGGAATTTCCTCCTACCAATACAATTGTTGGTCTTTGTGTGTATCCGATTCCAGGAGTTAATATTTTGATACCGGATACTTTACCATTAGATATATAGGCTTGGGCCGTGGCACCGGTTCCATTTCCTTCTATAACTACTCGAGGAACTGTAGTATACATGGTGCCATAATCGTGTAACAATATGTCAACAACAGAATATCCATTATTATCTGTCCACCATTTCCAAGGATATTGCTGTAATTCAGCCCGTCCGTCAGTTATAGGCACTACCTGACCGTCTGGGATTGAATAACTAGGAGCAAGATCAAAATCTGTAGTATCTGCCCGATACGGCTCATTTTCTTTATACAGGCTTATATATTCTCTAACGGTGGTTCTAAATGGTTTTACTTCGTCTATATACTGTTGATAACTTTCTAGATTGTCATTTTTATAATTGATCCTAGGATAAGTTAAATCTCCAACAGTGTGAGTGGCATTTAGAAAACTGGTTTTAAACACCCAATCAACGTATGGTTGTTCAGAGAGAGCATATCGTATACTGGAGAAAAATAATTTGTTCCATTCTATCGCTAAATCAGAGATAAAAATATCTTGTTTAACTGCCTGTAAAATATTTCTTAATTCAATAGAATTAGAAATGTCATATGTTGTGTTGTCAAAAGATTGTGTATTATCAAATCCTATACCTGCTAGTTCTGTATCATATAATGAAGATTTTAATTCTATAGTTCCATTTTCTCTTGCCACCAATTTAAATCTATCGGAAAAAGCACTTCCTGTGTTTGTAATTTTTTCAAATACTGCCCACCCACCTGTGCCATATTCCTTAACTCTGATAAGATCTCCTACGGAAATAAAATACTCCGGTTCTTGAAAAACGCTTAAAATTTCTCTAGTAACCTGTATGTTTGCAGAATATCCTGTATCATACCAATCTATATTATTCCAATATTTGGTTGTGTCATAGGCTTGAGATCGACTACGGAAAAACACCTTTCTAACATCGTCCCAGGCATAGATACTCCAGAAATTATTGATAGTGGAATCATTTGTTACCAGCACTGAAAAATTCCGTACGTTAGCCAACAATGTTCGATAATTTTTTCCTCTTGATGTTACCGTTGCAGTAGCTACCCTTCCTTGATTATCTAGTGCCAGCGTAATTTTGGCTCCTAAGCCATCACCGTTTATAACTACCGGTGGAATCACTTTATATCCTGATCCCGAATCAACGATATCAACTGTATCAAGTTCACCGTCAACTAAATTGGCTCTAAGAACCGCCTGTTTGATTCTTACTGTTCCTACGATCTGTAGCTCTATCTCTGTATCTACGGCGATATCATATAGATTTAATATCGGTGCTGGTGAAAGATCTGTAGCATTAAGTTCTGTGAAGTTTATTAGATCAGCAAAGGGTTGTTTAGTTAGAACACTATTAATATTTGTTACAGCTAATTTCAATGCCATAATTCTATCAACAAACATGCTCTGGCGAGGCCTAAAATTAATTCCGTATTTTTGCTTGGCTGACAGTTTTGTATCCGGCACCCTGTTACCGTTAATGTCTGTGCCTACTAGACTATCAATCCATTTATTTTCTAACTGTTTAGTAGGCACACTACCGGCAACAGATTCTGTCAACAGTTGATATTCGCTATGTATAGGTCTCAGAGATGCCAAATCATTTCTGTATTTGATGTTGAGAAGAGCTGTATCCGATGACATTACTGAATTAAGATTGTACAAAATAAACTTGTTAGAATCTATTAGCGATACAAATGTAACTCCAGTACCTACAGGATTTGCAATAATGTTTGCCACTTCTGCCGCACTACGTGATCTACCTGGCATATTTGCAGGTATAATAGTTGTATTTTTTACCCAGTAAAAATAAAGAGTTTGTTGAACCAATCCTGTTGCTGGGTTTATTATTTGTTTTACACTGTATACATCATTGTTAGGATATAACGGTTGACCGCTGATTCCTCTCACGAATCCTTCATTGGTATCTGCTATTGCTGCCCACTCGTTTGGTAATAGGGCACTTTGAATCCATTCGTATACGTCAATACTGCTGCCAAGGGTCAGTCTATTCCAGTTACCTGTTCTAAAAGCAGTATCACCTTGTTCAGCATAAATCCATTTCGCAGTATTGGTGTTCCACCATAATTTACCGACATTGGCCTCATACCAAGCAATCGCGGCATCAGTTACTACTTGATCATTACCGATAGTATATACCGCCGGATCGTAAGGAGTTTTGAATTTAATTTCCTGTTCGGCAATATTAAGTATTTTTCCTTTGGCAGAGTCTATAAAATCAATATCTTGAATCTTAACATTACGCACATTATCATAGAGTTCTATACTTCTTATTTTGCGTATGTCAACTACAGGTTGTTGTGATCTTATAGTATTCCAAGAGGATACCGCTGTGTCTTTCTTGAACAATCTAGCATTACCTATGAAATCTCCTTGGTAGACTACAGATCCTAACGCTGTTTCGCTTGGAGGTCGATAGAAAGGCGATCCTACTGCCACATAAGAACCAACACAGTCTATACTAAAACCAAACGCTTCACCTGGCGAAAATATCTCTTGAAGTTTTTCAGTAAGAAAAAATGTTTGATCTTTTTTATCAAATATATAAACTCCGCCTGTATATCCTTGATTAATAGAAAATCTAGTCGATGCATTGTCGAAAGTAGTACCTCGTAGAATGTCGAATGTTATAGGTAGCTGAGTAGCAGCATTTCTTGCTCCGACAGCAATTTTTTCCGCGTCGGGGCTAATGGAAACTCCATAGCCGAAATATTCATTGGGATATGTTTCAAAGCTCTCTAGACGTTGTTTTACTCTATATTCAGTGGTGGCTGTGTCTAGTTCTAATACGTATACGCTGCCTTGATCTTGGTAATTAATGTCTGCTTTAGGACTTGATACAACTAAGGTATTTCCAGTAAAATCTGTGTCCATAGAAAATCCAAACTGATCTCCAGTGCTGATTATCAATCCGGAATCTATATCTGAGAATGAACTAATAGATGCTGCATTGATCATCTGTTTGAGTTCATAGACATCGCCTGAGGTGCGAGCGTAAACATAGACCTTACCACTGGATTGAGTAGTGCTGTCTCCTACCACTTGCCAGTTGACACTGTTTGAAGGATCTTCATTATAGCTTCTATAGGTAGAGTCTGCTCCGAGAAACGCATCACCTAGGCGATAGTATTGATAGGAATCACCCGGTGCTGTAAGATCCTTAAATCTCACAACCTCACCTTCTACATATTCTACATCACCTCTCCACAGTCCTCTATAGTTGGGAAAATATTGTCCATCAGCATCTGGAGCACCGATAATCAGTATACTACCATTGCTGTTCATGGCCATGCTCGATCCAAATTTATCACCCTGTTTGACCAATTCTGCAGTCTGTGTTTGACTCAACAACCCCGTGGTAACAAATTCTAGAGTTGATCCGTCATCTTCTACTGACAATGAAGTCGGTAAAGAACAATTTGTACTGATGTCGCTGACCTTTAACCAACCCTGCGACTCTATAGTAATAGTGCTGCCATCTGAGGTAGAATCTTCTAGATTCATCCATAGATTTCCTCTCACGGCTTCTGCTAGAGGATCCTGTGCAGCCTGCCATACGATTTCACCTGCCTTATAAGATTCTTGGAAATCATACACACCTTTGTACATGGGATTTTCTAAATGTCTCCATGCGGTGCCATCGAATTTAAACAGATACACTCGGCCTGTGTTGTTGTAAGAACCTGTGGCTGATACTGCCATATAGTATGAGCTGCCGCTGACAGATACAGTTATTTCGCTGCCAAATTTTTCATTGTCTGCGGGCCTCGGGCTGACAAAAGCTGCGGTGTTTGAAAATCTTCCATTAGCATAGGTATAGACTGCTACCATTCCCTGTTGATTTAAGGAAGAGGTCGAGCCACTGGTAGTGGCCGGTATAATAGTGGCTAATTCCCAATCGTCTGTATTGATGGCTAATTCGCTGCTGCCGTCTCCTATCACGGTGTTGGCATTTTTAGCCTTATAAAGTCTACCACCGTATAGTACAACATCATCCTGTGCATAAAATTTTGAAGTGCTCCAGAGCCCACGGAATGTACTAGTTACTCCGCTGGCTTCATCTGCACCTATAACTAACAATGTTCCATTAGGACTTATAGCCATTTTATTGCCAAATGACCCTAGAACGTTGTTAAAGAATCCTACGGGCGGCGAGATAATCTGTTTCAGTGTCAACCCGGCAGCACTTTCTGCATATACAATCACTATACCAGATCCAGGCATACTAACTATCATCTGTTTGTTTATTGTGTCGTAGATAACTTTCTTACCAGCATTTATAGGACTAGTAGTGGCATAATCAACGATTGCGTTGGCACTATACTGTTTTTGTTTTTGTATTACTTCCCACAAATTGCTGCCGTTGTTGTCAATGAATAATTTCGAACCGTTATCTAACAGTGCGGCCTTGGCTTGATCTAACATCTGATAATCATTAAATCTGCTTTCTGTAAGAATAATAGGATTTGTCACTGTGCTCGAATCTATTTCAGGATCTAGAATATCAAAATCAACTTGAACGTTAATAGTAATATTAGTAACCGAAACAATCTTAAAAAATCCTTGTAAATTGATTATGTTTCTAAATCCTACATAAGTATCAGTTTCGAATACGTGTGGTCGATTAAAAGTTACGGTTACTGTGGTGTCATCAAATCTTGCAACCTCGGCTACAATCAACATTTCAGATGTGTTTACTCTCAATACCGTCCACGAATCTTTATTGAATGTGACCCATATATGATCGTTATCATCAACCGTAGCAATGTCTAATGTAGTTAATGCTGCCTGCGTGGGTATTTCGTGGTCATATTGATCGTTGCTGACATACCCGGCTGTGACCGTTGGGTCTGTTTCGAACGAAGTTGCGGTAATATTAGTTGCATATGGTACCGGGCTAATTGTAAAATCGCTGGCTGTAATTCTATAATTTTGATCGTTGACCGTGGTTGTTTCTGTAGATTCAATTAGAAATAACTGAGGATTAAGTTGAAGCTTATTTTTTTCTATTTGTATTTCTATTTCGGTGAGTTGGTCTGTGCCTCCTATTCGTCCAACTAAAAAAGCCCACTCTTCATTCAGCGTGATACTGTCGGCTCCCGAACGACTCAACTTATCAAATATTTTTGTGATAGCATTAGCCGAACCCTTTTCACGAATAAATCCTTGATACAATTGAAACTGACTAACAGGATCCTCTGCTAAATTATTTAAATAATCCCTCTTTTGATATCCTATAGTGTGTCTTGCAAGAGCTCTCTGATTTTGATTAGTACCTTCGGATGCTGTTTCAAAATAATCACTGAATTGTTTAATTTTATAATCAAAATTTGGAATCAGTTGTTTAAGTGGTGTGGAATCTACCTTGGTCCAATAGGCATCATTAAATAGTTCGGTGCCTAACTGATTAATTAAACTGGTCCAATTAAAACTTTTGTATGAAACTATGTCACCTAATTTGTAATCTCTAAATGGCTGCCATGCCTGTATGTTTACATTGTCAAATATAAATCCTGGGCTAGTGTAATCACCGTCCCAATCTACTGTGCGAAATCCCTGAGACTTAATACGTTCTTGACGATAGCCTGTAGTCTTGTCGTAAAGAATATCATTGAAAACAGTTCTATCATCGAAAACCGTCACGTGTTCTTTAAGAACATAATTTAATTTTAAGAAAAATATACCGTCTGTGGTGTTGGTAGTTTCTACAGTAATGTTTTGAAAACTACGATTTACATTTATAAATCTTTGTTCTAACGGTTTTCCGTCACCCTTCAAGACTTGGTAATCATAAAATCCGTCAAGGATGTTATCTGCCACTCCGACAGGAATTATCACGTCTACCTTTTGTGCCACAGGACTAACAGCTAGTAAAGATCCTAATTCCCAGTTGTGTTTGGTCCAGAACATAAATTCTTTAACACTACTGAGCCAATCTTGGCTTACTTGATTTTCCTTATCGTATCTGTCAAATCTAAATCCTAATTCTTTCAGATAGCTTTCGTATCCTAATAGAAAATCTACTACCTGTTGTATAGAGGTAAACAGTGTTCCGTAACTAACACGTTTCACTGCTAGGGTATTAAATTCACGTCTACGCAGTGCTTCTACCGCGCCGATTTTAGGAACAACACTTAATTTCTGCCACGCCGTACTATCAAACACATCTCCGCTGTTATGTGTTCTTAAGGCTCTGTAAAAATCATTAGAATACCTAATCAACACACCATTGTTATAATTTTTGTTTGAAGTCCATTCTAAGAATGTTGCGCTGATTCCTCCTACCGATATCAAAGGATCTCGTTGACTAGTTAGCGCCTGGTGATATTTGAAATAAGGATGTATATCATCATAGCCTGTGACTATCCAACCTCCTTCTGTTTTTTCAAATATTACTCCGCTGAAAGCCACGGTAGCTACAGGAGCACTTACATTGAAAATAATGTCATAATTTTCTGCAGGCACGTATATGCTGGAGGTCGTTGCTGCTGGACTTTTTGAATCCAGTAAAAATTTTTGTTGTTGTTGGTCAACAAATCCACTCATCCTATAACTTAGGCCAACATTTAATTTATCTATTTTTTCGATCGTGGTATCTTGTGATAGTCCTCTTGATTTTACATAGGCTGTTATGTATTTGATTAAACCTATATGTGGATCTGATAATTTTCCAGGTGCTACCTTATCTAGTGTACTAAACAAAGAGGTTGTGTTGTTTACTGTTTGACCTAGTATGTTGATGGAAGTTCTTGACCTATCAAAATTATCTGTGATAAATTCAAAAGGTTTCATCAGACACATGGCCATAACAACTGCAAACGGCCATTCTGAACTAGACCTCCAGGCATATTCAACTGGGCTGTTATCTCCAAGTACAAAAGATCCTCGGTTATTGATCAGTGAAAAATCCTGTGCTAGTCCGCTGTCTAATGGGCTTAATAATTTGCCGTCGCTGTCTGTAGGAATATGATTTAATAATCCTGGACGTTTGTACCTATCGTAACGTCCGGCTCTGGTTCCTTGCCTAATGTGTCCGTTTTCAAGATCCTCCCAGAGTATTAAATTATTGCGTGTATATGGAGCTGGACCGTATTGTGTTTGCCACCAAGTAGGCTCCTGTGAAAATCCCAACATTTCCCAAGGGCAACGATGCGGACGATCCGTATCATAGAACCATTTATAAACTCCTCTCCAATATCCAGGCAATGTCTGTGTTTTAGTAGGATCTGACATTCTAGAATAAGTGTAGGTAAAGCTGTTCTCACTATCAAAATATGTGTTTAACGTATAGTTGATGTTGGTGTTTTGTATCCACTTCAAAAATTCTTGATTAACAATATCATCAAGCTGCGACTTGGTGTAAAGTCCGTTGCCGTAATATCCTCCTAGAATAGAATCAATATCAAATATTTCAGGATCATATTCCTGTTTTATATTGTTATAGATACGATATTCAAGTTCTAGTATTAAATCATCTCTAAAATCGCCATATGCCGTAGTGATACTACCGTCGTGTCCTTGTATAACTTCGCGAGGCTCTTGATAGGTATCGTCTATAAATTTCATAGGAGTATATTTTTTATACAGTCCCATGCTTGCAGGAGTTGCCGGAATATAATTTGTTGCTGTAGAAATGTATTCGCGTATTTCTACAATATCGTTTTGTTGAATAGGCACAGTGAGTTGCACAAATCCAAATATAGAATTAAATTCATAATCTCTAGTATTCAATAATTGGCTGCTATTGAGATAGACATAAACAGCTCGACTACTAAGACTTACAAGATCGAATTTTTCACTTAGTGCAAATGTTTTTATACCTACATCTTCTACTTTGTATGTTATGGCAGTATAGGCTCCTGCGCCCAACATATCGCTGTCTGCAAAAGAACTTACCGAAGTTTTATTTTTTGCTAATCTATCGATGATGTCGTCAACAAAATTAGGTACACTATCATTATACTCAATTTCTAGTGCTCTTATGATAAAATTATTTTTAAAATCTGTGTAAGATTTTTTAGCATATTGTATTGATTTAATGATATTGTGAGTTTTATCACACAGTGTCATAATAGCCAACGGTGCTATTCCGGAGTGCTTAACAAACCTTTTAGCATGTTTCTGATATCCACTAACATCTCTTAAATTACTGGCACCTGGAATATTTCCAGTGACTACAGGTTGAAATTCTACAGCAGAAATAACATGGTCTACTGCTTGTCCTAGTGTGAATGATTGGAGTTCTGCATTAAACGGATTTTTTTCTATTCCTATTGGTATTTCATAATAACCTTGATCTGGATCAAGATCTGCGATAACTTTTAATACTACTGCATCTTTTGCAGATAATGTAAATGGGAACACAAATACATTATCTGTTCTAGTATACGTTCCGTTGTATTTGGTTCCATTAATGTAAATGTTTATAATCGGGTCAACAGTCAGTAGATTCCAATTTATGGTGTTAAACGTAAGTGTATTGGTATCGTTTATTATTACTTGACTATCTATGATAGGTTGTGTGTATTCTGTACCTGCTAATAACCAGCCATTATCATACACTGTATCTGGATTAAATTTATAAAATCCTGTTGAAATCTTAACACTCTTAGGTATACGTGTTTCTGTATACTCCGCAATATCTGAGTCCCAGTCAAAGTTAAATTCGATATCACCAACATTATCAATATTTAGGTAGCTGAGACTAAATCCTAATTCCGTGTCTATTCTACCAGATCCTTGTTTATAACTTAAGATTTTTGAACCAATGAATGAACTAGTGATATATTTCTCGCTATCAGCAAAACTCACGCCTGAAGAATCAAACACATCAAACCGTGGAGCCTGATTTACTGTGGTTTTTGTTTGGCTTAGCACCCAAGCGGTACCGTTGTAGTGGAACATCCGGCCACCATTCTTATTGCCTCTGCGTACTAGTACTCCTTGTCCTAACACACTGTCGCTGTCTTCGGTTTCTACTAGATGTATCTGCCTAGAATTTATGTGTCTAATAAATCTTACTTCATATATTTTGTTATTGGTTAGTCTATCAGTGTCAGCTGTTGCTAGTATTCTAGCACCGTCAAATAAAAATTCTCCGTCGACGTTATAGCCTGCACTACCTTCAATAAGAGATAATATATCAGTGGAATTATCATCAAGATAGTCAACAGTTTTTTTGGCCACTGATCCATGATCAAACAACTGTAGGTTGGAGGAAAATTCTATAATTGGACGTTTAGCTCTTGTATTTTCTTCGGCCGGAAAGTCTTGTCCTCTGAATGCATAGGCTGTTTCTAACACATTTCTGTGAAACCAACGATTATATCTTGACCAAGGATTAGCATCAATACTATCTTTAGCAATGGTGATGTAATCTTTAAAAGTGGGGTAGGCTGCAGCATCATCAAACGGTTCTGTATCAAATCCTGCGTTGTCAAACAACACTTCGGGAACTGTTGCAGTTAACACCGGCACTATTAGGTCAGAGAATTTAGTCAACGTTATAGCTGTTCCAACTCCTTCTATCAACCATGTGTCAGTGGCGTATTTTTCTGGATTTACATTTCCACGAAATTCTACTACCATTCCATTGCTGAATGTAATGCCATTACTGCTGACATAGGTAGATTTGCCAGCTATGTCTTTGTCTACATTGATATAGGTATTAGATTCAATATCAGAGATTATAAATCTACCAAATGTATCTGGTGTGATTAACCCTTGATAATATAACGTATCTGGCGCATCAAAGGGCACGGTAAAAGTCAGTGTACCGTTTTCAATACCATTGTTGGTTACTCCTTTGTTATATTCTAGAGCTACTCCAGATGATGCTGGTTCAAGATATTCCCAATCTTCACTGTCTATAGTAATCGAACTAAGATCTCCGGGAATTATTTCTTTTTTAGCTCTATACAGTTTATTATCATACACGGCCAAAGAACCAACAGTATACAATCCAAAACCGGGCTTAAATATTAATGATCCTGTATCGTAGTTGGTTCTAATGCTGAATCCTTCACCCGGGGCATTTATTCTAAATTTGTATGTCTGTCCTCGATATAATGTTAGGGTTGGATTGTTGGTATAGGCATCGGGAGTAAAAACAAAACTGTTTTTTGTTGTACCTAATACCACTCGATATGTGCTACTGACTGTGCCACTTTGACCATATATTGGTACACTAGGTGGACCGGTGGGGATCCAATAGTATTCTCGATAGTTAATAAACTTGTCCCAGTCTATAGGCGGATTCCACGTATAATGTTCTTGGCTGGTAATTTTATCATCACGTTCTTGGGTGTTACCGAAGAATTTTAGTTGATTTTTAAAATCAATGTAATCCCAAAATCCTTCGATCTTATTGTGATTTTTTAAAATTACACCTGGTTCTAATTGATATGCACTTCTTAGTGTTGCATCTGTATCTACATACAACTCATTACCATTATAAGTTTTTCCAAATCTGCGGCCAATATAACCTGTAACTTTGTCTAGTAACCCAGGCTGCACTAAGGGATCTACAACTCCTGCAAGAAATTTATCGTTGGCTTCAGTTTGAAAAACTTTAGGCAGAAGTTCAACTGATTTTCTTATAGGTAGTTTACTAAAAGGAAAAAATTTATCTGCCATAATTAATATCCATAGCTACTGCTTGTGCTGCTGCTGGTACTACTGCTTGTGCTGCTGGTGCTGCTGCTGGTACTGCTGCTGGTACCTGTATTGTTTATAACTCTATTAGAATTCACTCCAATTTCAGCTGCTGTAATAGCCGCGACTATTTCAATGTCTGCGACTGTGGCTCCGCTGATTAGGATTTCATCTGCTCTACTTTGAATTTCGAATAGGCTGCCGAATGATTGACTGCTTTGTTTAGGACATATTACTATATTGCTAATATCCGGTGCTGTAGAATTTAGTATGTAAGTGGTAAGTTCTCCCATATAAAATCTGTCTCCGAAATCCCAATTGTTAATATCAAAGAATGCATTTATCGCTGATATTACTCTTACTTTGAGATCATTATCATTGATAGATTGTCCAGAATTTTTTACCACCTTAAACGTAGCCTGTAGTTGAGGATTGGCTGTTGAACCGAACAATATTTTGTATTTTACCGTGTGGTAAATGATTTCGTCGCTGATGGACTTAATAGCAGACAGATTTGAACCAAATGTTATTCTTAGACTATCTGTACTAGGAGGTTCTGGTGCTATAGTCGATCCGCCTGCAAGGTAAATTCTGAATGCTTCGTCGTAGGATTTGGTCAGCATGAATATATCAATAATATTGCTAGAGCTAGGATCTATTCTCCTATCGACGCTGGCATTATGAATATATTGAAACTTAAGACTTTCGCGACCTATGTTAGCTCTATATGATCTATCTAGATCAAATGTATTGGTAGTTCTGTTAACTATTTTTACCGCATCTTCATCAACGGTATAAAAATAAATTAACTGGCCGTCAGGGTAAGTCACGGTATCAGTAAAATCAACCACTGATTCTTTTTCTCTAATCAGTATTGAATTATCCGAATTATCTACTAATTGATATGTTGTGGTTCCGTATTGATCTACAGTTTCTTTAAAGAACAAATAATTTAATTCTGTGTCTGCACCAACTATTTGTTCAAATGCATCTGGGTTGTCTATAACCCCATCGTCGTCGCTGTCTTGAAAACTTAATTTTATTTCGCTGGTGCTTTCATATCCGTCATCAAATTTAATAGTATCACTAATTTCAAAAGCCAAATCTTGCCGTAATTCTGTAACGAAATTGCTGCCGGTGTTGATGCCGAGAATCTTAACCTGGTCTTTAACCACACTGCCTAGTTGATCGTTATAGCGTTTTTCGTTAGTATCAAAATAAAAACGGTTCTGTGAAATACTGCCAAACACATAACTAAGGAGCCTAATTTTAACAACATATCTATCTGATTCTTTGACGAATGCCACAAGCCATGAAGAATCCGCGTTGGTATTGGTTACATCTCCCGCTTTCCCTAGACCAAAATCATTGACCAAATTTATATTTGAAGACGTGATAATTTTCCAGGTTGACGTAATTGATTCGTATCTCAATCCAAAGTTTAAATTCTGGGAACACTGATTCACTATCTCTGTTTCTAGTGCGATATCTAGATCATTTACGAATCTAGGGACAATACGATTGGCCACTGCTCCTGTTGGAATATTATCACTGAATTTGACTGCTCCTAGTCCGTTGGTAAGCACACCCCTGCCTGCATTGGTGCCGTCACCGACCACAGACACTACCTTGGTCCACTTAAAAGTTGTTGCGCCTGGATGATCCGGTAACCCTTCCATCAATGTGCCATTAGGCATAAAATGATAACCTGCGGGTGCTATAAATTTAATTAATGCTCCGCTGAGTAGATATTTCAGACTAGACGTAGAATATGTACCTACCTTTAGCAGTGTGTTGTCTATGATATTTTTAAAATATCCTGTTGGAGTACTCGAAGTTACTGATTGCCATACTGTATTAGAATCTGTAAACAGAATCTTATCAAACTTTGTAAAATAAAAGTTATACACATCAGCATCTGTAAATTTTGATTCTATATTTTGTCTAACAAAATTAATCACAGCAATTCTACTGTCAAATTTAAATTCTAATGTTTCTTCGCTTTCTTGTTTGTAGATATAGCCGTCGTCACAGAAAGCATTTATGCTGGAGTATTTTCCAGATGCATCTATAATGTCAAAGTTTCTACTAATACCACTAGATGTTCGATTGATTGATTTTATCTTGATTATATTTTGACTACTACTTAATGGTGCTAGATTATAATCTTCAGCAGTGATCATTCGATTTTGTGTATAATAAACTGCGGGAGCGTTGGTCCTCACAGAGTCTATACTTTCTGATGCTGCAGAGTTTGCTACTGTAGATTGAAGAGCCAAACCAACTGTTAAGGTGTGTTCAACTCCTGATTTATTAAGATAAGAAATACCAATGTTGATACCTCTAAGTTCATTAGGACTTATAGTATATGATAACCCGTTGCTGGTTCTATAAAAAATTCTAAAAGACCCTTGTGGCAGGTTGCCGTAGACTCCGTCGGCAAACACCAAATCGATGGTATCATTTTCTTTAGTGGTAATCGAATATATGTTTCTTATGTTTTGGCTCAAACTATTGTAGGCTATATTATTGCCTGCCAGTGCGGAGACTTTAGACCATTCTGTCTGCTGTGCTCCTGCACTGTTTAATGAAAATAACCATACATCATCGTTATTGATATCTGCAGCGTCGATTGCAATTTTTTCGTTGGGAGTTGGCACGCCTATACCAAAATCAGCCAGGGCCAGTGTGCCCTGTTTGAACATAAAGAAAAATCCTGTGTTAGGACTACCGGGCCCTGTGCCGTCATTTTTGTAGATAAAGCCTGGCTGATTTCCAGGAACTGGAGGTTCTTCATATATAGTTTCGCTATTTTTAAATGCTGTAGAAACTATCTCGAATAACATTCCTCTACCAGAAACAGTTTTACTAAAAGAATATATAGGTACATCTGTACTAGTTGTTCTAAATCTATATTGTTCTGTAGTAGTACCTTGTATGATTGCCGATCCTTGACTACGTCCAAACTCTGTATTGTCTGCCATAGCAGAATTTAACACCAGAATGAATTGTTCTAGCCAGTTAGTGTTAGTAGGATCATTCCAACTGATTATCTGCTGCTGTAAGTTTCTTCCGTTACTGTCTAAAATGTCTTCTGTGGTAGTCACAGACGTAAATTTTAAAAGTCCCTTGGCAGCGATATTTCTTTTAGCATTATAACTTAACATGCGGGCAATACGTAATACACTTTCTTTAGTTTCTGCTAGTTCTATAAAATTTTCTCTACTGGCTAAATCAATACGAAAAGCTAGACTTTGCCCTAAGAATGCCACAGCGTCAATTAATGCTAGATATTCGGATGACTCAATGTAGTCATTGAAATCTTCAGGATAATTTTCACGCAAATAGGTGATTATAACCCTACGCAGATTCTCGAAGTCGTAACTTTTGAAATCAGCATTTCTAAATGTCTGATAGATTCTAGTCCAGTCTTGATTTAAAATTAGGTTATTTTGTCTACTTGTAGTGGTCATTATGCGTCCCTATTCAATATTTATGTTAGAAAATAAACTGCTTATATAATCATATTATTGGTTTTGTCGAAGTCAAACGTCATGCGTTCATTAACGTTAAACGGTAGGTATATAATATCTGCCTGGATACGTATGCCTTGATCTGTGCTGTCCACCGTAACTGCGTTAACTGTGATTCTTGGATCATAATTTACTATGGCTTCCACATCTTTGGCAATGATCTGTTTGACCTCTTCGGTGAAATTTTCAAACAACATGTCCCAGATCACTGTTCCGAACTCAGGATTTTCTAATTTCTCTCCTTTTCGAATGTAGAAATGATTTATCAAATCCTGTTTGACTAAATCAATATCATAAAGTCTATAATTCTTCGAACTCTGTTGACTGTGGAATCCCTTGTAAAGGAACACACCTTGATTTTCTGTGGTCACTGCCGTGGTATTGGCCACTGTCTTTTGATTGTATAATTGATTTGTCATATTATGAATCCCTATCTGTGTTATCAGGTGTTAACTGTGCAGGAGCTAGATGTTCGTGTAACGGCCAAGGTTCGTGCATAGGAATCCGTTTCATTAGACTTTTAACTATACCTGACTGATATTTCTTGGCCCATCCTGCAGTGGTGCTGGTTGATACATTATCTCTTAAATCATATGGTTTCACAAAGTCTGCCGTCTCAGCAGTCTCGGCATTGTTGGGTCCGTTGAGATTGATTTTTGAACCATTCATTTTTAATTCTGATGCCGAACCTAGACTGATGTCGCCGGTAGCGGAAACTTTGAGTTCCGTATTGGTAGCAATATCCATATCGTTGTTGGCTGAAATCTTAAGTTTAGCCCCTACTAGAATATCGCAATTGGCTCCTACTGTGAGTTTGGAATCGTTATTGATCAAAAACTCCATGTCTGTGGCAATTTCTGCATGCCACTTTCCTGATTCTGTTCTAAAATTCATGTTGCGGCCAGCTTCAAAATTGATATCTCTATCGGCACGTATGTTAAGATCAGTGCCGGTATGTATGCTGACACTGTCTTGAGCATAGATATCTATCTTACCATTGCTGGTCATTTCGATCCATGCAGTACCTCTAGCATTACCTATGTAGATTAGATCTTCTGAATTATGCAGTAATATTTGGTGGCCGGTTCTAGTCCTCACTCTAAAATATTCGTTGTAGGGAACTGTAGGTTCACCTTGTGAAATTCTTGCCTGTACAGCTGGATCTAATAGATCTACATATTTCACCGGGCCTTCTGCGGCTGTTTTTTCTCTGTGGAATCTGTCGTCACCGTCATCCATGACCAACTGCGTACCACCTAGTCTGCTGATAGGCAACGGAGCAGACTTGCTGTCTTTTTTTCCAATCACTGCTTTTTTAGCATTAGTTCTACGATCTACTGGACCAGGTGTTGATATACCGAATACCATACCAGGCAACTCTCTTCTTGGCGATGACGAACTTGTTCCTCGTACATCATCTTCTAACAAGCCTTGCTCTAAAAATCGATCGGCAATAGGATGTACTACTCGAGGAATTTTTTCTGGATCTATCTCTTGTTTCTCACCGTTGATACGTTTGTTTATTTCTGCCACAGGTAAAGGCAAAGGGTTACCGGTGCCATCTTTCATAGGACCGTATCGTTTTTTATCTTCTGCATCTAATGCATTGATTTTAGATCCTGCTATAGCGGGAACCATGTTGTTGATATAGCGGCCGGGCACACAGGCAAACCAATAGCCTTGACTAGGATCGCCGTCTACAAACAGAACCAACACGTTGACTCCTACATCTGGAGGTACAAACCACATGCCGTAGCTTTTTTGTGTGTCGTTGAATCCTTCAATGGTAGAATTAGTACCATCATTCTTACCCATGTATTCAAACCCAGTATAACCAAAGAAAGGAGGGGCATATTTCACTATGTGCAGTTGACTGTCATCACCAGGATCATTACCTTGATCTTTAAGTAATGTCACTTCCAACGCTCCCATAAACGTGGGATCAAGATGGCTGATAACCCGAGCAAGATATATGCCTTGAGTCAGTCCTCCTGATTTGCCTTCACCTTCTGCCGAAGGTCTACCTAATTCTGCCATTTGTTATCCTTGTCCTAAATCTCTGTAATATCTAAAACCTGTTCTAGTTGGTGCTTGATTACTAGTGGTTTGAGTTTTCGATGTTCCGTCAGTGTTGGTATTTGTTGTTTTGTTGTTAGAAGCTAGTTGCGTTGTGGTGTTATTGTCATCTATAGGAGTGGTCTTAGGAGCTTCTTGTTCTTTAATGTCTATAGCTCCAGCATCTGTAGGAGTTACTGTACCTGTTTTGTCTTCTTCAGTGATTTCTGGTCCTTGCGGTCCTGGCATTCTAATACACTTTAGTTTCTGTTTCCATTGCCCATCGGTAAAGGTGTTTTCACACATTACGACCCTGTAAATACCACCAAATGGGCTTTCCTTACCGTCTTTTGAAAAATCATATAGGCCTTCGGTTTCATTGATATCGGCAGGAGTTCGAAACGTTAGGTAGATATAGATGTTGCCACTTTCGTAATTCATTGTACCGTCATTGGTTATCTGACTGGTAGGAGCAGGAGTATCTGCGAAATAATTAGCGATTCCACTGTCTATGATCCAATAGGGATCTCCCATAATTTCTAGATTAACAGAAACCATATCAGCACTGTTGCCGCTGAGAAATGCCTGTTGAAAAGTCTCTGCTACGTTTTGTTCTACAGTTTTATCTGAATTACCACCTTTAAATCCTTTCAGCAGTTTGGGATCTCGCTTTGGTCTAGCTCTACCTAATTGTGCCGCCTGTGAGGATGGAGCACTACCTTGGCCTGTGCCTGTGTTTGCATTGGTTCTTTCCGCTGGTTTTTGGTCTTGATTAGAAGTTTTTGATCCACTCTTTTCCGACGAGGAATTAGCCCCTGTGTAAAATAAATTGTTAATTTCTATATCAAATCTTGTTACATCAACATTTTGGCCGGTGTAGATATATTGATATTCTTTCACCACCGATTTCATCAGCTGATGATAACCTATTGGTGCTGCACTGGCATTTGAAAATATACTTTGATGTATATAATATGGCACAACCCGATAGGTGATCTTCTTGGCGTAATCACCTACCAAGGGATCGTATTCTAAAAGTTCAATCTGAGCATCTAGTTTAAACCATGAAATATATCCTTCGTCAGTTGGTTTTTCATTGATGGCATTAAAGGCATACTTAGAACTTAGTATGACCTGATTCATGATTGAGGTAAGCGATTGTCCTTGTCCAAACTGAAAAGCCCGTTGTTTAGGATCAATGGTCATGCCATCGCGTTTAACTAGGCCTGTTTTTTCGTCGATGCTGTCTCCGGCACGTTTAAAAATATTTGCACCACCTCTCAGTTGATCGAATCCTAGACTAGAGCTACCTATAGCATTTTTTGGCAGGTTAACTGGATCTACTTCTGTTTGTACTCCTGATCCGAATAGTGCGATGTCTCCTTCGTTTTCTTCTTCGACAGGATTAACTGTAGCTGTATTTCTTTTTTCTTTTTTTCCTCCGGACGAATACCACGCACTACTGATCTGAGGAAATTGAATTACATATTTGTCTGGGTAAGTTATGCGTTCTACTTTTTTTAATTCTTGTTCGTTGCGATTTAACACCGCTGTTAATCCGTCTGGACTGGTTTGTAAAACTTCTTCTACAATCCCTGTGCCCTTAGAATCTCCAGCAATTTTTAAATCATTGTAGGTGGTGTTTATGGCATCTGAAAATGCCTGATGGTTATAGGGAATGCCTTCGACCTTGTAGTTGGATCCTGCTTCAGTCACTGTGAATTTCATACTCACTAATTTCATTACAAAAAACTTTGGTTTAATTGAACTGATGGCTATTCCTAGTTCATCAAATCCCAGTATGTCCATTCTTAGCACGTAGGGACAATTATCAAGATAACTGAGATATCCTGCTTTTATAGCAGCATTCTGCATGCTCTGCAATAACAGACCCATAGACTGGGGTTCGATGATATCAAAAGTAAATTTTATTGCGTTACTGTTGCCGGTTTTTTCATTGGCTCCAATGATACAATTCATCACAAAATTATTGACAAAATATTCTGGTGCACCAAATTTAGTATTCACTCGTTGATCGTCAAATCTTCCGCCGGAACTAAACACAATATTTTTCAGTTCACTGGTGCTATTTCTATAGGACGCTGGATTATTAAACTGTTGAGGGGTCAGTGCTGCCAAGGTCCATAGAACGTTGCTGGTAGCAAATTGTTCCATAGGATTAGGCACTAGCGATGGTAAATTTTTTGTTACGTTTGAAGATAATTTTTTAGGATCGGGGGTTACATTACTTTTGCCATCTTTAATTGGATCAGTAGCCCTGGAAATGTTTTCAAAAGTAGTTCGAAATGCTTGACCAATATTGTATGCCGCAGCAGTGTCAATAGGAATAATTGGCGTTCCGTCTGGTTTTTTTATGTCTAGTGTTTTTCCAAGTTCTCTAAAAGCCATATCAGACTCCTAAAAACTTTGACAGATTACTTTTTTTAGGAAGATAGATAGCAGTACCTGGTTTAAAATCATAGATAGGATCTTTTATCACTGACATATTTCTTTGTACGAACACCCACCATAATTTAGCGTTGCCATATAAATCATATGCCAGCAGGTCGGGTCTATTACGATACTGATTTTCTATCACATATCTTACATCATCTGCTTCGGCGGGCACTGGTCTGATATCTAACAGTTCTAGATACAGATCATTTTGCTGAGTGTTGGCCCACGGACTTGCCTTAGAATATTTTGCCATTAGATGTATCCTATCTTATCCGATGTAATAGAACCACGAGAATAATCTTGAAGACTAAACTTTCGCATTCTTTCTCTAGTGTACACTGGTGACACAGTCACTGATATTGTGCTCATTACAGGAACCCATGTATCCGTACCAAATTCTGTACACTTTACATAATTGACATCATCTTTTAGATCGACTGAGAAACTTTTTATAATAACTGGAGTGTTATTAAACACACTACCTCCGTATCCTTTAAGAATGCATATGATCGGAGGATTTCCGGCTAACTCACCTTGACCAAAAAACATCTTGGTGGCTGTTTTAAAAAAGGTAGTAGCAGCTATCCAGTAGGCTGCGTCACTGGCTGTTTCGCAACTAAACTCTCCAGAAATCTGTATGTCGTCTACTGAACTGCCTTTGTAGGCGTAGTTAGTATAATTGCTATGCACCGTGTTGATTGGTGTATAATCTGCTTTGGTTGCTACTGTAATATTAGGCAGATACGGCCATACTACTCCGCCGGTTTGCTTGAGTCTCTCAAACAGCGGACTATTAAAAATGTTCCATTGACAGTCTATTCTTACACGCCAATCTTCTTTTGGGCTCACATTCAATTTGATCGCTTCGCCTTGTTTCATGAACGCTTCTGCTCCCTTTGGCAGGTTAGCCGCACGTTTAAGACTAAGTATATTGTTGAGCATGCCTGCGGCTGCGCTAATTTGTCCTGCGGCTTTCATTAGTCCTCCAGCAAGACTGCCGCCAGTTAATTTGTTTATGGTACCGGAGATATCTGCTGTAATGTTACTAGTCGATCCTGCCACAGTACGTAAAGAATCCACAGCACCACCAAATTTAGAGGCAGCGCCTTCGGCAAACCCTCCTAGTCCACTAACAACATTTTTTAATCCGCCCAGCCCAGAAGACGCAGTAGCGCCTGCTGCTCCGAGAGATGCCTGTAACTGGGAAAGGCCTTGTTTTGTATTACCGGTAAATCCGTTAAGTCCCGAACCTAGTTCTCCTGATAGCTGTGAAACTTTGTCATCTAGGTCAGCTTTGGCTGCAGCAAAGTTTGATGGTAGCGCAGCTTCGGCAGCTTCTTGTGTTTTTTGTATGCTAGAGGAAACTCCTGCTACCAAGGTAGCAAAAGGATTAATAGGAGGTCCGCTGGAACTGTTACTAAATCCAAATGACGCGGTTAACGATTCATTGAGTTTGCGATTGTTGGCCACCTGCTCTGCAGTGATGCCAGTTGGATCTCCACTGGCAGCGTTTATTCTCGCTGCTTCTTCTGCAGGCGTATTAGGATAAGTTTTTTTTGCCATTTTGAACAGATTTCCTTGTTATAGACTATTTATTATTAGAAAAATGTGCTATTATATTACTAACCACGGAGACATATAATCAATGACAGTACCCAAGATCAAGTACTTGACCAACAAAGACCTACTCAAAGAAATACACCTTAGTAAAAATACCTATTGCAGCTATATCAAACCAGAATACGGATTCTATGATCTCATAGTACCCAACCTGGCCAAAATCAACATAAGAACTATAGCAGAAGCTAAAAGAAACTGTGCTATTAGACTCAGCAAACAGGCACACGAAGCAGCGGTGATAGCTGGAGGAAAAAAACTTCCTGCTAAAGAATTTGAAGTAGATTACAAAAAGATGCGCAAAGAAGATCTCATATTCCGGGTGATGACTTTTGAACATATACCGTTGGCTCCTGGTCGTAAAAAGACTCTAAAAAATACCGCAGACAGTCACGACAAGGTTAATTTTCCTCCATTCCAACATTGGAAGTTTGATGACAAAGGTAATATCAGTTGTGTGGGCAAGAGCCATTGGAAGGGAGCTCTCGATCAAGGCGAATTCTCTAAGGATCACGGTCAAATGACCAACGATCTAGCTCGCATGTTTATCAAGCTATGTGAACGCTATGCTACTAGAGGCAATGTTCGTGGCTACACATACAACGATGAAATGCGTGGGCAGGCCATACTTCAACTGACTCAAATAGGACTGCAATTTGATGAATCCAAATCCGATAATCCTTTTGCTTATTATACCGCTGCTGTTACTAATTCATTCGTGCGAATCATCAACATTGAAAAACGCAACCAAAACATCAGAGACGACATTCTAGAAATGAACGGCATGAATCCTTCGTGGACTAGACAGAACGCAGGCAGCAGTGTGCCTGGTCCTGCTGTGGTTACTACCACTGTGGATAACACCGGTAGTGATTGGGATTGATCTTTCATCATAAAGGCAGCATAATAAATCTATGAGTCTATTTAAAAAAGTCGCTTGTTTCACGGACATACACTTTGGTCTCAAGGGCGGTTCAAGAACGCACAACACTGACTGCGAACAGTTTGTGGATTGGTTCTGCGACACTGCTCAGGCCAACGGCTGTGAAACTGCTATATTCCTCGGAGATTGGCATCATAATCGCAGCACCACTGATGTCAGTACCATGAACTATACTGTGAGCAATCTTGAAAGATTAAACGCTTCTTTTGAAAAAGTATTTTTCATATTAGGCAATCACGATTTGTTCTACAAAGATAAACGTGAAATCAACAGCATTGAATTCATGCGTCTGTTTCCTAATATCATTGCTATCAAGGATCCCTTGACCATGGAGGATGTGACCATACTGCCTTGGCTGGTAGGCGATGAATGGCGCGATGTTCCTAAGATCAAAAGCCGATACATTTTTGGTCATTTTGAACTGCCTAGTTTTTACATGAATGCCATGGTACAGATGCCAGATCACGGACAGTTACAGCGCAGTCATTTCCAACATCAAGACTATGTGTTCTCAGGACACTTCCACAAACGTCAGCAGAACAACAACATCGTTTACATAGGTAATGCATTTCCTCACAACTATGCAGATGCTGGTGACGACGATCGTGGTATGATGATTCTAGAATGGGGTGGAAAACCCGAATACATATCTTGGCCGGATCAACCCATATATAGAACCTACAAGCTGAGTCAGATCATCGACACCCCAGAAAAACTTCTGCGTCCTAAGATGCACTGCCGTGTAACCATTGATTTACCTATCACATTTGAAGAAGCCAACTTCATCAAAGAAAAGTTCATGCCTGAATATGATCTCAGAGAACTGATGTTGATACCCGAAAAAATAGAAGTAGATGCAAATTCTACTCCTATAGATATAAATTTTGAAAGTGTAGATACCATAGTAATGAATCAGATCAATGCCATTGACAGCGATACCTTTGACAAGAGCCTGCTGTTGGAGATATACAACGACCTATGATTAAAATCAAGAATCTCACCGTTCGTAATTTCATGAGCGTGGGCGCACAGACCCAGGCTATCGACTTCGATCGCGGACAGCTCACACTAGTCTTAGGTGAAAACATGGACCTAGGCGGAGACGACTCGGGTGCCAGAAACGGCACAGGCAAAACCACCATTATCAATGGTCTCAGCTACGGTATCTATGGTCAGGCCTTGACCAATATCAAACGTGATAATCTAATCAACAAGATCAACGGCAAGGGCATGTTGGTCACTGTGACCTTTGATGTAGACGGTGTTGAATATCACATCGAGCGTGGTCGCAAACCTAACATACTGAAATTCAGTGTTAACGGTGAAGAACAACAGCTCACAGATCTTGATGAATCGCAAGGCGACAGCAGAGAAACACAGAAAAGCATCGAAGAACGATTCTGTATGAGCCACGATATGTTCAAGCATCTTGTAGCATTAAACACCTACACAGAACCATTCTTGGCGCAGAAGGCTGCAGAACAACGTGCTATCATCGAACAGTTGTTGGGCATTACCCTGTTGAGTGAAAAAGCAGAAGCTCTCAAAGAACAGATCAAGTTGACCAAAGACAGCATCAGTACCGAAACCACTAGAGTAGAAACTGTTAAAGCCAGCAATGAGCGTATCCAACAGAGCATTACAGCTCTAGAGCGCAAACAGAACATGTGGGAAGAAGCCAAAGAAAAGAATCTTGAAAATATTCTCAAAAGTATTGATCGGTTGAGTGTTATAGATATCGAACAGGAAGTGGCTGCACACAAGGCGCTGGCTGTATACAATCAACTGCGCAAAGACATCAACGAAGTCACTGCTCAATCGAATCGTGCTAGGCTGGATCAAGGCAGAGAAGAAAAACTGCGTGATCGATTAGCAGCTGAAATCGCTACTCTAGAACGACATCTGTGTCATGCCTGTGGTCAGGAGTTCCATGATGCTAAACATGAACAAGTAATGTCTGCTAAACGCAAGGATCATGAGGCTGCCTGTGCAGAATATGATCTACAGACTACAAACATTTCGGCCTATGAGTCAGCAATCACGGAACTAGGTGCTCTTGGCGATTGTCCCACAGTACAATATGACACTTTAGAAGAAGCACTGAATCACAAGAATACACTAACCGGTCTAGAAAAAGATCTTGAGATAAAAGCCGCAGATGAAAATCCCTATGATGAACAGATCATCGAACTCAAGGCCACTGCGGTACAGGAGATTGACTGGAACTACATGAACGAACTAGTGCGTGTCAAAGATCACCAAGAGTTTCTGTACAAATTGCTCACAAACAAAGATTCGTTTGTGCGCAAACGCATCATTGATCAGAATCTTGCATTTCTAAATCAACGACTAACCTACTATCTAGATAAAATTGGCCTACCTCACACCGTAGAGTTTCAGAACGACTTAACTGTGATTATCACTCAGCTAGGACAAGATCTAGATTTTGACAATCTGAGTCGCGGTGAACGTAACAGATTAATACTTTCTCTGAGCTGGGCTTTCCGCGATGTATGGGAGAACCTGTATCACAGCATCAATTTGTTGTTCATAGACGAATTAGTGGATTCAGGAATGGATGCCAGCGGAGTAGAATCCAGTATTGCGGTTCTGAAGCGCATGACCCGCGAGCGTGATAAGAATGTATTCCTAATTTCACACAGAGATGATCTAACCAGCCGTGTAAATCATGTGCTGAAGGTGATCAAAGAAAACGGATTCACCAGTTATTCCAACGATGTGGAGATCATTGAGTGAGCACAGACAGCCACGATCTAATGATCGCTGCTTTCCAAGAATATTTTAAATGGCAGGATCGTTTTGAATACAAGAATTCAGACGAAGCAGGCATTAAGGCACGATATTGGCTATCAGAAATACGCAACCATGCATCAACAAGGCGCATGGAAATACAGGCAAAAAGACTAGAACGTAAAAAATCCAGAAAAGGCCAACTAGGCAGACCTCCGAAACTAACTAAATGAGTGCAATGGACGTTTCAAAATCAAATAATAGACGAAATACCAGAAGGCTATATTGGCTTTGTTTATATAATCACGAATAAAATCACCGGACAGAAGTACATAGGCAAGAAATTAGCACAATTCAAACGTACTAAACCCCCACTCAAAGGCAAAAAACTCAAAAGAAGAAGTGTAGTAGAAAGCGATTGGCGCGAATACTATGGTTCATCTGATA